TAGCGATAAGCATATGGAGTTTATGAAAAGGCGAATGAGAGCAGGAGATACTTTTACCCAAGCCCATAAAAAGGCACAGGCAAAGGTGGGCAAATGAAAAAACGTAAATCTGTCAGTTTAACTTTAGGTAAAGGAGAAAAATCAAGAAAAGGTGGTCTTACTGCAAAAGGTCGTGCGAAGTACAATCGTGCCACTGGTAGTAATTTAAAAGCACCTGTTACTAAAAAATCAGGTCTTACTGAGTCAGAGAAAAAAAGAAGGAAGAGTTTCTGTGCTCGTATGGAAGGTATGCCAGGTGCATTGAAAGATAAAAAAGGCAGACCTACAAGAAAAGCGTTAGCTTTAAAAAGATGGAGGTGTTAATTAATGACTTATGCAATCCCAGGTCAAATTAGAACAAAAATTATTACCTCTACTTCTGTTGGTGGTGTAGATAGTCCTTTTACTAGAACTAGAGCAGTTTTAGATATGATGAAGGGTTGGGAAATAATGAAAGCTGTTAGTGAAGGTACTGAATATTTAAGAGAAAACAGCGAAGCATTTTTACCATTAGAACCAAGAGAAGATTACACAGCTTATATGGCAAGAGTAAATCGTGCTGTATTTAGTCCTTTTACTCAAAGATTAATTAGAGCAGCTACAGGTCTTGTATTAAGAAAACCAATAACACTGATTGGAGATCCTTATTGGACAGAAATGTTCAAGATGGATGTTGATGGTTGTAAATCTGATTTAGATGAATATGCAAGAAGAGTATTAATGTGTTCTCTTACTTATGGTCAAAGTCATATTCTTGTAGATTATCCTGCACCATCTGGTGCTGTTAGTCTTGCTGAAGAAAGAGCACAAGATCGCAGACCTTACTGGATAGAAGTCGATCCTAATAATTTATATGGTTGGAGACTTGATAGAGAATCTAATTATGGAAATCTTATTCAAGTAAGATTAGCTGAAAAAGCTGTATTACCTGATGGAGATTTTGGAGAAAAGGTATTTGAACAGGTAAGAGTTATAGAGCCTGGAAAATATAGAGTATTTCGTAAGACAGATCAAATTGATGAGATGTATGATCTTGCAGATAATTCATATGCTGGTGAATTTGATGCTCAAACTACAGGCGAAGAATATAAAGAAGTTGAATCTGGTAGTTTTTCTCTTGGAGAAATACCTTTAGTTACTGTTTATTCTGGAAAAACAGAAAATTTAGTAAGTAAACCACCTTTACTTGATATTGCATATTTAAATCTTGCACATTTTCAACGACAAGCTGATTTAATTCATAGTTTGCACGTTGCATCTCAACCAATGCTTGTAATGGAAGGTTATGACGATCAGACAAAAGATTTAGCTATATCTGTAAATTATGCAATGGCAACTCAGCCAGGTAATAAAGTTTATTATGTAGAGCCAGCTTCAAGTGCTTTTGATGCTCAATCTGCTGAAATAAAGGAATTACAGATGCAAATGGCTACTTTAGGTATCAGTACGCTATCACAACAAAAGTTTGTAGCTGAATCTGCTGATGCAAGAAGATTAGATAGAGTTGATACTAATTCTATGCTTGCTATGGTTTCTATGGAATTAGAGCAAAAACTTCAAAAAGCATTTAACTTATCTGCTCAGTATGTAGGTATTGAACCGCCAGAAGTAAAGATTAGTAGAGACTTTGATATTGAAAGACTAATTGGACAGGATATTACAGCCTTAACATCATTATTCGATCAGCAAGTCATTGATAGAGAGGAATTTAGAGATATTTTGGTGCAGGGAGAAGTCTTACCATCAGGGAATGAGGCCAAATCTGAATAGTTTGGTAAACTAGAAAGCAAGTACATAAATTACTATGGGCAAATCTTTAGACAAGGTTCTTCAATCTGATGGATCTTATAAGTGGGAAATGGTTGAATTTCAGCCAGAACTTACTGAAACAAAAACTGTAAAAAAAACAGCTAAAAAGAAAACTACTACAACTACAACAACTGAAGAATAATTATGATCGAAGAAAAAGTTATCCAGAGTGAGTCTGTGGCTACCTCTGAACAGTCTGTGGCTGTTGATGATAATAATGTTCAACCAACATCAACCCCTGCTGTAGATTATCAAGCAAAATTTGAAGCTGCCGAAGCTCAAATGCAAGCAGAAAAAGAAGCTAGATTAAAAGCTGAAAAAGGTTTTTCTGAATTGAAAACTAAGGTTGATGATATGTATAAAAAGGCAGATGAAAAAAGAGTAAAAAATTTAGAAGATCAAGGGCAATACAAAACCTTGTGGGAAGAAGCACAACAATCTAATCAAAAAATAATTAGTGAAAATACATTACTAAAACAAGAAATGGAAGATTTAAGAACTTCCAATGAAAGAGCAGGAACACAAACTTCTGCACTTTCTACAATTAGTAATCTTGGTGCTATTAACGCTGAACAGACTTTATCTCTTTTACAAGAAAAAATTACGAAAGATGATTCTGGAAAAGTTGTAATACTGGAAGGCGGTATAAAACAAGACTTGGATCTTTATGTAAAGAAATTAAAAAATCCTGGAAGCGGTTGGGAACATCATTTCAAACCAAGCACTGCTGCTGGTATGGGTGCAAAACCTAGTCCAACAAGTAATGCAGGTGGAGGTCAACCTAACCCATGGAAAACGGGCAATATTACACAACAAATGCTAATATCTG